TGCCAAAGTATATTTACTTTACTGGGATCCAGTGGCACTTTTCCTGGAATAGATGTGCATATTTGAAATTTATCTAATAAATCTTTAGATACGTATTTTTCCAACAACTCATGTTGAAGTTCAGTTGCGCCTCTAGGCTCCATTAATCCTTCGTTTCTACACCCATGGAAACTTTTGTAACCTTTATTTCGAGGTCTTGTCTAAAATCATCTTCAGTAGTATCAGTATTGGGATCAGCAACATCAGCATCAAAATCAGCTTTGCTATCATATACTTTTAATGTCCTCTTATGTTTGATAATTTCTTTAGCTTCTGCAGGTATTTTTATAACTTTATCTGTCATTGTGGTCTGCCTTGTCTGTTGTAAGCTTTATAATCTCTTTTTTCATTTTTTGAAAGACTTTTTTTATGTCTTCTAGGACGTTTTTTAGGTTTTGCCCTAGGTACAAAATGTGTAAATTTTTGTTTAGCCATTTTCCTGTGATCTGTCTATTTGTGCATAATTAACAACGCCTTGTATTTTATTACTAGCAGTTGCCGCTTGAATTTTAATCGAATCACCTGCTTCTAAATTTATTCCTTGGGGTGATGCGTTGACTTGTGTTTTTGCAGATATATCATCTCTAAAAAATTCATATTCAGTATTTGAATCTGATGAATCAACTAAACTTGCATTTACTAATATAGCTGAAGAGGCATCATTGTTTGAACAATAAATACTTTTTATAATTAAAGTTGCATCTGCAGGGCAAGTTAAAACTGTATTTAAGTTTGTATCACCTTGTTTGAATCCTTGATTTTTATATCTAATTGTCATGATAAAAAGTAATTAAACGCATCTTGTTCATTTTTCAAGTCTGTTTGATAAGATGTATTCAATTGGTTCTCCACTGTTGATATTGCCTGGTTAATTTGTCTAAACCCTTCTTCAGTATATTCTTTAGGTGGTTCAGGTACGTATACATTTATTTTAGCCATGTAAAGCTGCCCCTCTTTCTGCTGAATCAAAAGATGCAGGTGAACCAGTTGAAGTAGGTGCTCCTCCTCCACCCATATAATCATCTCTAGATGAAGTGCTTTGGTTATCAAGTTTTTGTTGAACTTTATTAATTTCATTTTTTCTTTGTTGTGACATCATTTGCTTTTGCATTCTTTTATTTTGTAAATAATTAGAAATTAAACCTGATCTACCAACTAATGCAGAAATTCCAACTAATGGATTTATACTAGTTCCTAACATGGTAGAACCTAAATTTTCTAATCCTACTCTTTTTCCTATTTCATTAAGAGCTACGTTTTTCATTACATTTGCACCAACAGTTCTAAAATCAGGTAGTGTCATACCTTCATCTACAAGTGGTTGAATTCCTATTTTATCCATTACCTTCTTCCGTCAATATTAACATCAGCTCTAAATGTACCAAATCTCCAAGTTTCATTATTAGCAGTATTTTCTATTTTTATATTTGCTAAACGTCCTCTTGCTCTTGTGTCTATTTTTTGTGTTGTAGAGCTTACAGTAAAAGGACCAAGTTGTGAAGATACATTAGCGTCAATAGGAAAATCTTTTAAACCTATAGTTATTTTTGCATTACCTTGAAGATTTTTAAAATCAGGTAAAAATCTACTTATTCTCATTAAATATTCACCATCTCCATCTTGAGGTATATCAAAATCACCAGAAAGAATAAATGCTGCAATTGCTGTTTCAGTACCGTTTAAATCAATTTTATTTGTTCCCGTCTCTTGTGCAAAATATTTAGTGGCTCCAAATGTATTTGTTTGTCCACTTAAATTAGTAAAATCAGGTGTTGCTGAAGAATCATATTCAGTGGCATAAGGTAAATCATAAGTAGAAGCATCGTGATAAGTACTTCTAGCTAAAGTCATTGTAGACCATGTATTTTCAACATAGTTATAAACTACACTTCTATTATTTTGTACAGCAGGATTTGTTAAAGGTTTTCCTGATGGATAAAACCAAACTATCTCGTTAAATAAAGAGTTGTGAGAAGCATATATAATTTCATTAGATGAATAATTTATTCCAACGTTGTCGCCAGTAGTTGTAAAAACAAAATCTTCTACAAAAGACGGAAGTAGTTTTACTGTACCGTCATATTTAAAAAAACCACCACCAGTTCCCATCCAAAATACTTGACCATCTGCATAGACCACAGCATGTTGTCCTATACATCCACAGTTAGAACCTACTTGTCTTATAGAAAAAGTAAATGGTGGGCCTACGAACTGCATTACATAAGCTGCGGTATCAGTTAAAATTAAGTTATAGTCCTTACCCGAAACAGCAGCTACAATTTTGTTTCCGGTGTCCAGTCTAAATGTTCCTGCAGTATTTGTTGAGGTTGGTGCATAAACACTAAAATTTTCTTGATCACTAAATCTTATAAACATTGGATCTTGTGTTGTATTATTTCCTACAGTTGTTTCCGTTCCAAAATGAACTACGTGTCTATCTCTGTCAGAAACTATAGTAAGCCTAGAAGAAGTAGGTGCCCCTGTCATAATAGTTGCTCTTACCGTTAAAGGATTAGCGGCTCCAGCATTCCATACAAAAGTTTTACCATCTTTAACAGTAGCAATTAATTGTTGTCCAAAATTATCTAATGACCATGATCCAGGATCTAGAATTACTTGCGTTGAAGTTGTTTGATTACCCCATCCTACTGTACCCCATGTGCTTGTACCCCAACCAAAACCATATGTTTGTATTGTAGGTCCAATTTCTTCATAAGGATTTATACTTGCAGATCCTGTTGCAGACATAGGAGTACCAGTTTCTGTGGTTTGCATTGTAATAGTGAATGAATTAGTTGCCGTTGTTAAAACTTCAAAAGTAAAACTTGTAAAATCAGTATCTACAAAAGAAGAAGACCCTGGAATTGTTACAGATGTAAAAGTAATATATTCTCCTACAACAAGCCCATGTGAATTTTTATTTACAGTTACTGTGCTAGATGAACTTGTAGATGTAAATGTTGCTCCTGTAATAGCTGTTTTTAATGGAGTAATATCATAAAAAGCATCTTCGTAATAAATGTATAAAGCTTTCGATGTTCCTAAAGCAGCATATTTTCTTCCCTCTAAATCATTCCAACAATGTTGTGCTCTTGCAGGTCCTGAAATTGTTTTTTGACCAATGGCTTGGAACCCACCAATTTTTTCAGGTTGACCGTATCTAAATCTTACAAAATCACTATCTATCCATTGACCCTCTGCTCCAGATGGAGTGTCTGATTTATTTAAACCTGGTCTTATTTGAACATTCGTTAATGGCATAAGGTATTTTACATCATTTTAGAGCTTCATCCAAGTCGCAGGGGAAGGTATTAAGATCTCACTTACTTTGTTTTTTTGAGATGTCATAATAATATCTCCACTTATTGATATGCGTGGAGACTTTTCTTCTGTTTTTTCTGTCCCATGTTTGAGGTAACTAGGAAATATAATTAATTGACCGGGTTCATTGTTTATTAACAAGTTTTGATGGTTTTGATCATTCCATTCTGTAGCTTCTGGCATGTAAAATCTTTGTGATGGTTCATAAAATCTTATTGATGAATGATATTTATTTTTAAGAACATAATATACAAAACTAAAGTGACTAGCTCCATGGTCGTGAGCTGATATATGATCACCTTTATCTGTGTAAGCTACCCATGATTTTGTTATAAAATAATCAACATCTTTATATTTCAAATTTTTTAAAAAAATATTTAAGTTATTTTTTAACTCATTAAAAAAATTATTAAATTTTTTATTTAATTGTAATTGATCACCATATAAATATTCAAAAGAATCTAATTGTCCTGCTTTATCAGAAGTAAAAGAAAAACCTGTTTGATGTGATTCATAGTATCTGTTCCTATACTCTGGAGGACAAATATCTTTTTCAATTACAGGTATTAGTTCTTGATTTATTTTTTCAAAATTATTTAATTTTGATATACCTATAAGAGATCCTAATATTCTAGCTGTCTCCATCAAGTTTACCTTGGTAATCAAACCAAATATAACTATTTAGTTTAGATAATAATTTTTCCATA